CGAATTTTTGGATTACCAAGAAACAGCAACCAGCCCAGACAAAATGCTTTTGATTGAGAGCAGCCAATATCAGGCGCTTGAGGCCGCACGCCTAGCCAACGTGCCACCGTACCTAGTGGGTGTAGCAACGGGTGCTTACTCTTACCAGTCAGCGCAACAGGCACGCGCCGACCTGTACATTTTTGGCGTCAAATTGTATTCCGAAGCGATCGCCCAAACGTTGTCAATGAATAACGTCTTGCCTAACGGCACATATGTAGAGTTTGACGCAGAAAGTTATTTGGAAGAAAACTACGTTGCAGACAAAGAAGATGAACCACAAGAAAACACACAAGAGCGCGTAGCGCAGAGGTAACAACATGATAAAACTAATCGCAGGCAACTTTACCGTTGACAAAAAAGCCGGAATGAGCACAGGCAAGCGCACTATTTCTGGCGTTGCTGTGCCGTACAACGTGTTTGCTGTTGTGTCAGACGGCAGCGAAATTATGTTTAAGCCGGGCAGCCTGCCAGTAGACGGCAGAGCGCCTCGGTTGTTTATGTATCACGATCACAGCCAGCCCGTAGGCGTAGTAACCGAACGCGTAGACACCACAGAGGCCATGATGTTCGCCGCCCGTATTAGCGCCACAACCCTTGGCAATGACGCGCTGGCTATGGCCGCTGACGGCACAATCGACCAAGTATCTGTGGGCGTGAACCCGATTAAATTTAGTTACGACGACGACGATCGCATGATTGTTGAGGCTGCCGATTGGATTGAGCTAAGCCTTGTGCCAGTAGGCGCATTTGGTGACGCAGCCAACATAACTGACGTTGCCGCAAGTATCCCCCAAAACCACCAAACCGTAAGCCATAATGAACCTGTGACCACAGAGGAGAAAAAAACCATGATCATCGATAACAGCGTTGCTGTAGAGGCAACTATTCCAACCCCAGCGTTGCCAGCTGCACCTAAGCGCAAATTTGACTTGCCGACCGCTGGCGAATACATGGCCGCATACCACATTGGCGGCGAAACATTCCGCAACGTACAGGCAGCCGTAAAAGACTTTGTTGCCAGCAAACAATCAGCGCTTGAGGCTGCTGCAGGTGACGTGGTTACCACAGACACGCCCGGCTTGCTGCCTGTGCCTGTGCTTGGCCCAGTAATGGACAACCTCAACTACATTAGGCCTGTGGTTGCAGCAATTGGTGCGCGCGCAATGCCAGACGGCGGCAACAGCAAAACGTTTATTCGCCCAACGTGGACAACGCACCCAAGCGTTGCCGCACAGTCAAGCGAATTGGCTGCACCCTCAGCAACTACCCCAGTTATTGCGTCAAACGTAGTAACAAAAACTACGTTGGCTGGCCAAGTCACATTGTCGGTACAAGACATTGACTTTACTTCGCCGGCAGCGTTGCAAATTATTTTGCAAGATCTTGTGGGCCAGTATTTGCTGAAGTCTGATGACGTTGCTGCTGACGCAATTACCAGCGGCGCAAGCGCGTCAGGCTCAACGTGGACATACAACAGCACCGACCCAACCACGTTGATTGCTGCCCTTTATGACGCAGCAGTTGACATTTTGAGTGCCACCAACTTTTTGCCAGATCACATTTTTGTCTCACCAAACGTTTGGCAATTGTTGGGTCAACAGCTTGACGCAGAGAAGCGCCCAGTATTCCCATACACCGGGGCCGCTGGCCTTATGGGCGTCAACGGCGCAGGCGCAGCAAACATTACGGTTGCCAACACGTTTAACCCATTTGGGCTAAACCTTGTCGCTGACCGCAACTTTGCTACCAACACAATGGTTGTGGCGCGCGGCTCAGCAATCGAATTTTACGAGCAGCTGCGCGGCCTAATGTCAGTCGAAGTGCCGGGTACTTTAGGTCGCACGTTTAGCTATTACGGATACGTAGCAACGTTTATTACCTACAGCTCAATGGTCAAGTCAATTATTGTTAGCCCCTAATTAGAAAGAGGGTAAACAATGGCCGTTTACACGGTCACATTTAAGCAACTGTTAGACGGTTACGCCGTACTGCAAACGCTGACCCCTAACGAATTAGAGGTTGGGCGCAGCATTACCGTTGCAGGCGTAGGCGCGCCATTTAACGGCACGTTTACCATTTACGCGTTGCCACAGTACGAATACGTTGGCTTAGACGGCGAAGGCAATTTATTGTTTAACGTTGACATAGCTGTACCTAATCAGGTGCTGTTTGCTGCCGCTGGTGATGACGTAGATCGCACAGCAGCCACAGGCACAGTTACGTTTACGCCTGTTTGCACTTGGGTTACAGCGACACAAATTGAGGATTGGCTAGGCATAGGTGTAGCGACTGCAGCAGACCTAGCGTTTTTGACTGTGTGCGCGTCAGCCGTCAACGCAATGGCCTTTAGGCGACGGGTCGAAGCCGGGTATTTTGACAGCCTTACTACCAGCCCCAGCGGAGATGTAACGCTAGGTACGATCATGTGGGGCGGCGCGCTGTATCGCGCCCGTGGCAGCATTGACGTTTTTGCGTCATTTAACGAAATGGGAACAGCCCCCACCGTGGGCCTGTCGCCCATGATTAAACAGTTGCTGGGCATTGACCGCCCACAGGTTGCCTAATGCCCGTAGCCGCGTTTACAGACCTGTTTAACGAGGCGCTAGACGACCTAGCAGCGTTCCTAGGCACGGTCACAGGCCTGCAAGTAGTGACCGACCCACGGAACCTTGTGCCGCCCTGTGTCATGCTTGGCGCACCGTCATTTACAGCGTTTAACTACAACATTGTCAAGATGACATTTCCATTGCAGATAATTAGCCTTGGGCCAAGTAACTTAGACGCTATGCGCTCACTACTTAACACAGCGTCAAAGGTGTTAACCAAAAACGTTGCCATTGTTGCAGGTCGACCCACAACCCTAGAAATTGGCGGCGTCATGTTGCCTGCCTATGAACTGACAGCCGAAATGCAGGCGCAAACCGCATGACCTACATTGTTGTTAGCCCCCGAGTCGGTACGCCGGGCGACGTGTTTAACCCAGCCAGCGAGGCAGACGCGCAACGCTTATTAGCAGGCGGCTTTATTGCAATTGCTAACGAAGTATCCCCCAAACCAGCCCCAGCAGGGCGTAAAGTAAAACCAGCACCCGAGGAGTAACAACATGGCAACAAGCACCTACCTATCTAATCCAGCAAGCGTTAAAGTTGGCGGAGTGGATCTAACCGACCAATGCACCGCAGCCGTTATGACGGTTGTTTATGACACGCTAGAAGAAACTACGTTTGGAAGTTTGGCACGCACTTACGTCAAAGGGTTGGAAAACAATACCTGCACGCTGACGCTGTTTAACAGCTACGCAAGTGCCGAAACCTACGTAACGTTGTTGGGTCTTGTTGGCACGCAAGTAACAGTAGAAATTAAACCAAGCAGCGCCGTAATCAGCGCAACAAACCCAGTTTTGACGTTAACGTCAACTTTTATGCCTAACCTGCCTGTCGCAAATATGTCATTGGGCGAGCTCAGCACCGTCGACATTGAGTTTACGGGCGGCACATTTAGCCAAGACGTAACGCCTTAACACAACCAAACCAATAGACAGAAAGGCGTTATGAAAATCAAACTTGCAATCACGCTTAAGCCGGGCGACGAGACGATTGAGGTGCGCACCAATTTGTTGTGCATTACCGAATGGGAACGCGCCGAAGGTCGTAAAATGAGTGACGGGCGCGGCATTGGCGCTGGCGACATGGTGTCTTGGGCGTTTTTTATGTTCAAGCAATCAGGCCGCGCAATAAAAGAAACTAAGTGGCAGGAGTGGTTGCAAAACAACCCAGACATGGAAATTGAGGGCGTTGACCAGACCGATCCAAACCCTACGGAAGCGGCACCTACCGCCGCCAACTAGCCCACATACTTGCTGCCACCGGGTATTGGCCGCATGATGTACCCTTTGACACGCGTGACGTGACTACTGTTATCTATGTGCTAAACAAGGCCAACCAATGACCAGCGTAGAAATCTTTGGCATTAAAAAGGCGCTTAAAGAGCTGCA